ATAAGTGAACACATCCTGAGCATTATATCTACCTACCCACTTATACATCGCTTCCTGATATGGAATCCAATTCTTCCTCAGGATCTTTGATCTATCAAACTCCTCACATAAGTCTAATGCTCTTCTCCTAAGGTGATTCTTTCTGAATATATAGAAGGCATCAGGAAACTGAAAGGCTATGTATTCCGCCTTACTCTTTCTACTGCACCATCCATGACCTCCCCAGACATTAATAAACTCCAGAAGGATATACCCTGAATGATGCATCTTCTTCAATCCTTTGACATCTACCTTCATATCTCCCCAATAGAAGTCTATATGCTTCTTATCATCAGCGAGTGAGGACTTATGTGCTCCTGTCAGTTCCTTGAATAATGCTTCTCCTGATTTGCCTACATCAACACAAATAGCGGTTCGGTCATCACTAAGATTTCTCCCTTCTTTAAGATACTTCCTTAGTTGCATCTAGCAGTTCTTGGAGTTCTCTTACCCATTGCATCCAGATCTTAGGACTGCAAGTACAGGGAATATCAAACTTATGGTTAAACACTCTCGCATGAATAGTAGCTATCTGCTCACGATCCTCATACTTGAGGGTTCTCTTTCTTAATATCCCTGTAGATAGATATTCTATCTCCTCTGGCTCTAAGCATTCAGGTTGAACCTTCTTATAAGGGAATAATTTATTCAAAGCATCTCTGCGCTCATCACACCCACAATCCTCTCCTGCGATTGCCTTGACTATCTTCTTGATTCCTGTAGCCTCTGTGATCTGCTCAATAGTATCTCCTAGACCTTTAGGCTTGTTCTTACTTCCCTTTGGTCTACCTCTCTTCTTAGATTTTGTCATAGTCTCCATTTCCGAAATCTTCCCAATCTTCTCTGAGCCTGTCGTGGATTCTTGCTTTCCCATTCTTGATCGTATTCTTAATTGATGTTAGTCCTATATCTGTATCTCTATGGATCTTATTCATACTCGTTCCCTCCATATGAATCCTGATCATCTTCTCATCATACCAATGCAATTCTTTCATCTCATCCTCCATAATGTTAATGAGTTTCTCAAGTGCTGCTTTCTCCTCTGGATAAGGCTGATAATCCTCCACATCAAAATCTTCCAGAGAAACCTTATTAATCTTCTTCTTTGCTCTCTGATATTTAAGAGCAGTATTGATGCAGGATCTATAGACATAAAAAAAGTTAAGGGAGTCCTCCTCATAAAAGTTGGTTCTCCCTTCGCTCTCTAATTCTAATAGTCGTAGAAACACCATCTGAACTATATCAGATGCGATCTCATAAGAACCATCAGTATATTCCTTAATGAATCCTGTTAGTCTCTTGAAATTCTTTCTGTAAAATATTTCTATTCTTCCCATGCTATTTGCACCATGACTAAACCTAGCCCCATCTGGATTAGATGCAATGGCTTCTTTTCTTCTATCTCAGGATAGTAAGCATAGTTGATTCCAAACATCAATCCATAAAGAGGGCTAAATTCAATCTGCATTTTGTAATTGCTTATTTAATTTTTGTAATATAATGCAATTATCGTTCAATTCTTGACATTTCAATGTTAATTTCTGAACCTCATACTCTAGTTCAATGATTCTCATCTTCTGTCTAGTGAATTGAGCCTGAAGCCTATTATCACTCTGGATCTTATCTATACTACAATCTAGCAGTTTCTGAGTAGCCGTAGAATAGTAGAATCTATATAGATCACTCCACTCATGATTTGTATTATGATTCTTTACTGCATGATGAATTGTAGCGTGATTCTTACCAAATAATCTTCCTATCTGCATCAAGGTCATATACTTTCTCATTGCTACCATCATAGCAGATCTGGCATATACCTGTTCTAATTGTCTGGTGTTATTAGGGATCAAACTAATATCCTCAAAATACTCCTTCAATACTCTACTTAAATCTTCCATGTTATCTCTTTCTCTTTATCTATTATTCTTTGAAATGGGATCTGATGTAGTTTCCCTGTTGAGGTATTCCTGACTATGTAATAGCTAGATCCTACATCAATATCCGATTCCTCATCATCTAACCTAGTTTGCAAATAAGCGTGAGTCTCTATACATATGAACTCCATACCACTTATCTCAAACCTCTGACCATTATTCATCTTTCTCTTAAAATCCATCCATCTCTCTATTTAACATCTCATTCAATCTATGATTCTCTTTCTTTAGATCATACATCTCCTGCTTCAATTTTCCATTCTCAATCCTAGCATCTAAGATCAATTTATCTAGAGTTGTAAAGTAATCTGTGATGTGTCTATAGACTGCTGCTGAATCAGCAAGGATCTGGAATACTTCCCACATATCCTCCTTAGTCATAGTCTTCTGATCACTCAACTCTTTACTTAGGTGATCCAGAGCCTTATACAACTCTGACTCCTTTTCCATATAGTATAGCCTATTACCCTCAAAATGGAGATCCATCTATTTCTCTTTCTTTAGTTACCAAATTTATTCCATTTATTCGGAACCCACAATTACCCTTTGTTGATTCCATCCTGATCGGTAAATCTAATGGAGTCGGTCTACCTCCAGATTCTAACTCCTTTACTTTCCTTACATGAATATCTGTGAAGATCCAATCCTGAGGATGCTGCGTGTACCTATGGATCACAAAGAATTCATCAGAGCGATTCACGAACTTACCGCCTCCTTCAACATCACTCGCCATAGGAGGCATCGTGTGATTAGCATATTCGTGAGATCCTCTATGAACTTGTCTTAGTGCCTGTGTTGCAGGATGCGTATTCAGGATCGTAGTAATACCATATTCCTTGCAGAACTTCCTAATATGGCTTGTTACCTCATAATGATATTCATGAGTTGAGATTCCCTTACCTACATCTTCCTTCTTAATGGTTAGCGAGTTATAAGGATCTATCATCATTCCCTGAAACTCCCAAGCATCATAAACCTCTCTAGCGATATCTAATAACTCAAAAGCATTTACTATTAACTCTGAATCTAAGAATGCCCAATGTCCCTCAACAAAGGCATGATGCCTCCAGAATGTCTGCTCATCAATCTGATTGATAGGCTTCCCTGCTAGGAATTCAATGATCTTCCTCTGGAGTGATTGTACCTCATTCTCTGAAGAGTAGATAAGCCATCTTGTTCCATTCTCTAATGTATGTAGCATTTGCAGGTAAGTCATTGTATGAGTCTTTCCTACATTAGCGTGTCCTGTTACTACTACAAAATTCCCCTTCTTGAATCTTAAGTGATCATCTATCTCTACTGCTCCGAATCTTGATGCCTCTTGTATCTTTCCCTCTCTCGCTCTTTCTAGATAGCGAATAGTCTTATTTGATTGTATTATGTGTTTATGAATCATCCCTCTAAATTAACACTATATTTTTAATATCTCAGATCCTGAGAAAAAAAAAGAGGAGTATTTCTACCCCTCTCTACCTAACACAATCAATCAACTAGAATGGTAAGTCATCATCTGCTGCTTGTCCGTTTACAATAGCATTCGCTACTTGTATCTTTTCTTCTCTAGAAGAGAAGTGATTATCATATGAAGTCTCCTTCTTATCTTCTTCCATTACCCAACTCACAAAAGAGTCAGCTACCTTTAGAACATCTGTACTCTTAGCACCTTTATCTTTTAGAAGATCAACTGCTGCTTTAAGGCAGGATTGCTTAACAATCATTCTCTGCTTGTCATCAGATCCTGATGAGTAACCACCTGATGAATATCCTCCTCCAGAGAAACCACCACCTTGTGAGTAAACAGGCTTGATGCGATTACCATACTGAGTAGCATTCAATTCATACTCTGCCTCTTGACCTACTACGAACTTATTCTGATCTGGTTTAACTGAAGAGTATTCTCCTGTATCTCCATTATCAAATGTTAAAGCGAACTTATATAAAGTTCTTCCATCCTTTAACTGATAGTCCCCTTGCGGATTTACCGCTACAACTTTTGCTTTCTTCATGATTATTTAGTTGATTGATTAATAATGTGTACCTCTAGCATCGCTAGTCTTTCCTTCATCCATTCGCTTCCTACTTTGTCTGCGAAGGCTTCTAGATCATCAATGATCTGGTAAATGTTCTCTGTATTCATATCTCTCTTAATTTATTTCTGATTCTATCATCATTAAGGCTTCAGTCTTACTAATCCATAAG